GAGCCAAATGCCGCCACGCCAGACCCAGACTGGACGGTCGGAACATTGATGATGTTTGACCAAGGAATTGCATACATCCTTGATGTCAAGAAAGCCCGTGTCAAAAACGAAAAGGTTGAGCAGTTCATTGCTCAGACCGCCTATGAGGATGGGAAATTAGTGCCAATCCGAATGGAGCAGGAGCCAGGCTCATCTGGCAAAGCCCTCATGGACCAGTACGCCAGATATGTGGTTCCAGGCTACGACTTCGGTGCGGTTCGCTCCACAGGCGACAAGGTGACTAGGGCTAGACCTTTTGCAGCAGCCGTTGCTAACGGAAATGTCAGGGTTGTGCGTGGAGCATGGCTAAGCGACTGGATGGACGAATTGTCCTCATTCCCAGAATCCACCAACCACGACGACCAAGTTGACTCCGCCGTGGGAGCATTTACACATTTGACAGGATTGGGGTTGCCGCAGAGGAAAAGAGTCAGTATCGTCGTCTAGGTAATTATTACTAATACCTTAAGCGAGGACATATATGACTATCAAATCACTGGAGGATTTTGCTTCGGCATTATCCAACTTGAACAAAGAACTCACTGAGTACATTGACTCAAACCCAGACATTGACGAAGCGGCAGAGGGTCTTGCAAAATTGAACTTTGCAAAGCGTGAACTTTCTGTTATCTACGATTCGTTTGCGCACGGTGTTGGAAACCTCATGGGTTCTAGCGGAATGATTGAGACCGCAAGCGGAATCACAATTGAAAAGAAGACAGCCGCTGACAGAAAGAAGTGGCGTCACCCTGAACTCGCGACTCGCGTTGCTGAGCGACTTTCGGAAATGTCGGTTGACATGGATACTGGTGAAGTTGTCATGAGCGCACAGGACATGGTCGTCAAGTTGCTTGACTATGCAGCAGTTTCTTATTGGCGAGTTGGGAAACTCGGCGAAATTGGAGTTAACCCTGACTCGTACTGCGAACAGGGCGATTACAAAACCAGCATCATCATTAGAGAGGCAAAGTAATGAACGACATTTACCCACAACTCACAGAACCATTCCCACGGGAAATGGAAAAGATTCTCAACAAGGGTGGAACCGCTCTCACATACATTCCAGTCAGCGAAGTGATTACTCGTTTAAACAAAGTGCTTGGCGTGGACAAATGGTCATTCAAGATTGTTCGTTGTGAACGCGACGCATCAGACCCAGATTTCGTTGTTGCTCATGTTCGCCTTGAGTGGATTCCGACGGTGGGAGAAGACTTCAACATCGTTACTCGCGATGGATTTGGTGGACAGAAAATCAAGCGCACCAAGCAAGGCCAAATTGTTGACCTTGGCGATGAATTCAAGGGCGCAATATCTGACGCTCTCAAGAAAGCAGCACAAACGCTCGGCGTTGGTCTTTACCTTGCTCGTAGTGAAGATGCAATTGAGATTGAGCAAGTAATTGACGCATCAAATGTTCCGCTCTCAGAACACGAGCAACGATGGGAAGACTTCAAGGATGCTTCCAAGAAGTTGACGAAAGATGAGCGTGACAGGCTTGGCGAATACTGGAAGCAGGAGTATGGAGACAAGCCGAAGCCAACCAGTGCAAAAGATGCAACACAAGAAATTCTTGACTTCCTCTACACAAAATTAGCCCAAATCAAATTGAAGGGCGAAGTAGTTGAATCTGGAAAATAAAGACCTAAAACCACCACCGCATCTTTCTCCTTCCTCTTTGGCGACATTTGAGCAATGCCCGCTGAAGTTCAAGTACGGGAAGATAGACAACATTCCAGATGAATCTGGAAAAGAAGCATTGATGGGCAATTTTGTTCATGATGTTTTGGAGTTGTTCTACAAATTGCCACCTGCTGACAGAACGCTTCAAGCCGCTAGGTATTTAGCCGCTGAGTGTTGGAACAAGGAGTGGGGCGACAAGATTGCAGTTGTCGTTCGTCGTGCTGACGAAATAAAAAAGATTCGCTGGCAATCATGGTTTTGCATTGAGAATTTGTGGCTTATTGAAGACCCATCAAAAGTCGTTCCTGCTGGGATTGAGCACGAACTGAACGACTCTCTCGGTGGCGTAACGCTGAAAGGCTTCATTGACAGATTTAGCAACGACGCTGATGGCGGCTTGGTGATTTCTGATTATAAAACTGGCAGAACGCCAAATAAGAATTGGGTTTCTGGAAAGTTTGAACAGTTGCGAATTTACGCTGCCCTAATGAATCTGACTTCTTTGTTCAAGGCATCGCAACTTGAATTGCTATACCTAAAAGATGGTGTCAAATTCACTGAACAGGTAACGGATGAGTCGCTTAAAAACACGGTTGACAGGGTTGTTGGAATCAAAGAGAAAATTGATGAACGCTGTGTGAGCGGTTCTTTTGAACCAATAAAATCAAAACTGTGCGATTATTGTTCTTACAAATCAATTTGTCCAGCATGGAGTAGAAAGTAATTTATTTATGAGTTCATTGCTAAACGACGATGCATTTGCGCGCCTCGTGTCAGAGGATGTAAAGAATAAAATTTCTGCGCAACAACGAAAAATTTTGTTGGAGTCCAGAAATTGGGCCAGGTGGCAAAAGGCGCTCTTGCTTCTAATTGACAACTTGCAGTCTCAGATTGACGATATTGATTCTGATGCTGAAGCAGACAAGGAGCGGTACGAAGCACTCGGGGAAGATGGTGTTGTTTTGGCACAAGAAGCAGAACTTGCGTACTCCTTGCGCAGAACAAAAATTGAACGGTTTATGTTTCATGTCAATAGGCGACTTGACGAAGTCACAAAACTTATTGACACTGGAAGCGACGACCACATTCAAGCAATGGCTCAAAACGATGCTGCTCAAGCAGAATTCTTTCGCAAAGCAATCATGAAGCACAAAGACCTTTTGTACGAATATGACCTTGAAGAAACAGCAATAGACAGGGCGCTGTGGGACGCGCTTGATAATCGCTGGACATTTGAATCAATTGACGGAATCTAGTGATTAGGAAGCGAAGCAAAAAGAAGGAAGCGGAGTACGAACTTCGCCGACCACTAGTTAAGGCTTTGCTAGAAAAGTATCCATACTGTCAAGCATGTAAAGTGTTTGCTACATATGACGAAAAAACTTTGTTTAATCAAAATCGTTCTGTTGACATACATGAGTTAGTCCGCCGTTCACAAGGTGGTTCAATACTTGATGAAAATAATTTGCTTGCAGTTTGCAGACCCTGTCATAACAGGATAGGAAATTATCCACAACTTGCTTTTGATTTAGGACTTGCAAAGCACGGCTGGGAACGGTAGTAAACTTGTAATCCTTAGGACCGTTATAGGCGCAAGGACAGGGTAGGGAGACTTACCCTGTTCTTGCGTCTTTTATTTTTTACCCGTATTTATTGGGTTTGCGTAGTAGTCTCGTCTTATGAGCACTTTAAGATTTATGGGAATTGACCTGTCCCTTACATCAACTGGTGTTTGCGTTGGTGGCGAGTCTATGGCTATTGCCTCAAAGCAAAAAGGGACTGCAAGGCTGATTGAAATTTCTGAAAAGGTACTTGAACTCGCCATGTCGTCAAGGCCAACGGCAATCCTAATAGAGGGGTATTCTTTTGGCTCAAAGTTCAGCAGGGCTCATGCAATTGGCGAACTTGGCGGAGTGGTTAAATCCGTCTTGGTTAAAAATGGATTCCCAATTATTGATGTCCCCCCAACCTGCCGTGCCAAGTTTGCCACTGGAAAAGGCAATGCTGGGAAAAAGGAAGTTTTGTTTTCCGTGTTTGCAATATCTGGCATAAATTTTACTGGCCCATCCGCCGACGACATGTGTGATGCGTGGGTTCTGGAGCAAATGGTTTTGGCTCGGCTAGATGAATCTCCATATAAATGGTCGGATGAACAACTTTCAGCACTGACCAAGGTAGATTGGGAACCACTATTCAGTGCACTAGAAAAGGGTAAATAACATGGCTAGAAGTGGACCTATCAGTCAGGTAGAAATTGAAAACGAACTTCTTAGACTCATGGACATGCTTGAAGAAGAAACCGAAGCATTTGAAAAACTTGCAGAAGATGCAGCAAAAAAGGAAGCGCTTTATAACGCCAACTGGGCAAAAGAATACCTTTCAGCAAAGGGTTCAATCAAAGAGCGCGAAGCGTGGGCTGACTACAAGATGAGCGATTTTGATTATGACTACAAAATCGCCGAAGCACTCGTAAAAGCAAAACGAGAAAAACTCCTATCAGTGAGAACCTCAATGGACTCACTGCGAACACTTAACGCAAATGTGAGAGTACAGGTATGAAAAACGGAATTCACGAATCTCTTAAATCCCTGGCCGTTGACATCAATAGCCTTGAACAACTTGAGGGCAACCCGCGCAAAGGTGACATTGACGCAATTGCGGCTTCATATGAAGAATTTGGGCAGGTCAAGCCAATTGTTGCTCGTAAAAATGGCGATGGAACAATGACCGTTATTGCTGGCAACCATCAACTCCAAGCCGCAAAGCGTTTGGGTTGGGACAAGATTGCCTGCATCTTTCTTGAGGGTGACGATAAGCGCGCAATTGCTTATGCTCTTGCCGACAACAGAACAATGGAACTTGGTTACACAGAT